TCAACGACTAAAACAAAATGCTCGGCAGATAAAATACAAACCTGCAGGTTATTTCTTAAAGTCTTTGGGTCTATTGCAACTGAATTTGAAAGGGACTTTTCGTGCGCATCCTTGGCAACTTCCATTATCCCGGAGACATCCTTGAACTCCGCTTTTCTAATCATTTATTAGCCGGGATATACGGGCCAACCTCCCCCACCTTTCATTGCATCCAGCATTCTCTGCCAAGCGTCCTGATCAGCGCCCGGTGAAGTGATTATATTTTGTATCCAATCTCCGTATTTACCCCATGCTCCAAATGACTGAACCATCTTTTGAAGTTGAAAATCAAGAGCGCTCTTCATCTTTGTTAACATTCTCTCATAGAAATATTTATTAGCATTCGCTTTCTGTTGGTTAGTCCAATCTGTATTATAATAAAGATTTTGCTGGAGAGCCTGAACTTCTGCTTGCGCTATAGGCATTGCCACATCTAAAATTGCATTCATAACAGCCTCATTTGCGAGAGAGCTATTTACGATTCCTCTTTTCTGCATAACCTGAAGAGCTTTCGTTGCTGCAGCTTTAAATAAAGGGCTATCCATATTTATAATTTCCGTCAACTTATTTGACAAGTCCATTTCATCTGTTAAAGTCGCCATGTCCATAGTTTGAACTTCATCAGAAACATAAACAGAACTGGTGGGGTCAGTCCAATCAGTCGTCGTTGTAGTAGTAGTATCCGTTGTATCCGTAGTAGTATCAGTTGTGGTATCGGTTGTGGTGTCAGAGGAAGCTGGTAATTGAGGATTAAACAATTCCCAACGAGTCAAAGGCGCTTCCGCTGTAGATTGTGGGCTATCTGGATAATTTAACGATGTGCCAAATTGGCCCTTTTTTGTAGTAAATAATTCCTTCCAAGGGTCACTACCAATTTTATAATCAGTCCCGCTCTGTTTATATGTCCCAAGTTTAAGTGCCATATCCTCAGCAGCATGGGCTTTACCAAATGCCTCTTTTGATGTGGCTCCACGTTTTTGCCAATATTCCGCTTGTTGCGCAGGAGTAAGTCCTGCAGGATGTGGATACTTATCAGCAAATAATGTATTTACATCCTTTCCTTTATTATAAGCATCTATTAATTCCCAAGCTGCAGCCAAATCAGGAGATAAATCCACATATGAGGAAGCAGTTTTGGGGGCAGCTGTTGTCGAAGAAGAACTAGAAGAGCTAGAAGAAGCTGGCATACTTCGATTCTCCTTATGCCCATGAGCATCCCAATGCTGTTTACCCCATTGCTCTATTGTTTTTCCACTACCAGCGATATTTTTATTATAATGCGCTATTAAGTCTGGATATTTTTGCACATATTCTGAATAATTTGCCATTCCTATCTCCTAATTCCTCTCGGGGTAAAATCTACGATAGCCCCTTGAAGAGTTATCGGCTTATCATATATAGAACTGTTACTGATAATTAATCCCATGTTAGTTCCTATTCCATTAATCTTAACTCTTTCTGAAGCTACCACAGTAACACCAGTAGAGCTATTGCTTATATCCGCCTCAGTCCATTGATCCGCTGTTACAGAAACGCTATAAGAACTGGAGATGGGGGATGTATTGGGGGTATATGTTCCACCAAAATCATAGTCAGGAGTTACAGTTAATGTTGTTGAAGTATCGGCATTAATTTCTAATCCCAACTCTCTAAACCTTTTCCTAGAACCGGGAGTATCATAATGATAATAAGCTGACCTCACAAAAGAATCTACAGTTTCACCATCAAAACTGGTTCCTGAGTCCATTCTCCTAACATACCCATCATCAAAACCCCCATACAAAACTTCAAATCCATTAGTGTCTTCCGCGGAAACTAAACACTTAACCTGATGATCCATAGTAAACGGCATCAAGCCTTGATTCTTTTTATTTATGAAAGTTAACTCAATACCAGTCTTATCATCAAAATAAAGACGATATTGATTTTTCCCCCTAACCCTTAATGAACCAATCGCATTATCTTTTTTATCCTGAATATATGGATCAATCTTATCTGAAGCTACAGATGATTGAAAATCTCCAAAATATTGAACCGTAAATACTGAAGTGATTCCCCTGTCATCCAAGAAAAATGTTTGGTCCATCTTCTGAAGGGTATAGGGAATTGCTCCAGCGCCCGCGTGAAATTTCCTTAACTCCCAATCAGCAGATGAAGTTCCGTATAACATGTATGCCTCATTCTTTGTGAAGATAGACATAACATTATTAACTTCATTAGAGAATCCGCTCACATTATCCCCGATTCCTAATTCAGCTGCTCCCGTAAGGGCGCTCCATTTATTTGGGGCAACAATACTGGAATGCTGTATAGAGCCATTAGGAAAAGAAAGGAATAAATGTTTCTGATGGGCTGCGATATGGTCTGGAGTGTCAGTATCCATTCCGGTCTGAAGAAAAATAAAAGTTGTTCCATCCCAAGAAAAAGATTTCCCAACTGTATTTACTCCATACATGGATGCGCCAGAAGTTTCTCCACGAAAATTATAATTCGTAAATTCGTACTGCCCACCGGCTGTAAGGGATTGAGCGTATTGTGTGCCATCTGCAGAGGCCACAGCAACTTCGGCAGGTTGAGAGGCTCCATTGACATCAGCATGATTAGTACCATTTATTTGTATTTTCTCACCATCTGTCCAAGTACCACTATTATTTTTTACTGAAATAAAGCCAGCTGCATCGCTTCCGGCATAGGTTCCGGTAGAAATAGTTACACTTGTAACAGTGGCGGTCTTTCCAGAAGTCCCACCAACAATAGAATCCCCTTCGCTTATTTCCAAAGTGCCAGCGTCGAACGCCAGCAAAGGCATGCTAAGAGCTTCGTTATCCACAAATGTGCCAGTGATATTAGTAAGAACCATAACTCCTTTGGCGCCAGTGGACCAATCACCGTGATAAGAGATACCCATTAAATCTCCTTGGGCACCACCAGCCCCTACTATAGTAGTGGGGGTTCCAGAATCACCCGGAACTGGCTCCCCAGATGAGACTGAAGCATCGAAATTTAATGCAGTTCCCAAGTCCACTTCAGACCATCCTGTAGAAGTAGATTTATACATACCAGCGCTAGCGCCACCAGTTTTGTTTCTGAAAGCATAAGTATTAGCACCAAAAACCCAAACCCCTCGAACTGGTCCTTCTCCGGGCACAATACCAATTTTATCTCTTTGGTCTTCTATAGCAGTCCTTGCTTCAGTGACAATAGTTGACCCATCATAAATATCTCTTAATACAGGTGGGCCATAGGAAATAGCGGTAGCAAAAAGCCCCATTATCCAACCCTAAAGACTGATAACTGACCATAATGCATTTGAAAATTCTCTGAATTACTGCCATGACCATTCTTAACTTGTGCTACCACATCTGTATAAGTGGTATGCCCAGTAGTGTCAATTATCCCAGAAGCAGATGCCATGTTATCTAAAGTTGCAGCAACTTTTTGAACCGCGCAATCATAACCCGGATAAGTTACGCCAGCGCCATCTATATCATGACCAATTCTAAATGTCCATATCACAGTATCACTTCCGGTTTGGGCAAAACTTATGCCCAAATTAATCATAAACCATCCTTTATCGTATATCCTGATTCTGTCGTTTGCAAAATCAGCATCTGCCCCTACTGTAGTTGAAGAGACAGTTCCAGTATCATCAGGTCCATTAGCACCAACTGAATCAGCATTCCAATCTATTGTTGCTGTTGCTCCTGACGCCACCGCTTGACTTGCTGGTGTTCCTGATGGTGAATATATAGTCGCAAAACCGCCCATTCCAGACTCTGTAAATTGTCTGACCATTTGGGCAGTAATAGCGCCTGTCGTGTTATCAGCAAAACTGGTTCCAGTTAAAACCGCTCTAGTTTTCCTTAATGCTGTTGGTGTTGCGTTACCCATTATTTATACTCCACATTGAATGCGCTGCCAAAAGCGCTGTCTTTATTTAAAAAATACAAAGTCTCTCCATCCTGAAGGGTTCCACTAACCACTGTAAAATATACATACCCCTCTGCATCAGAAGTGGGAAAAGTACCAGCAGTAGAATCACCAGTTATATCTTCAAGACTAACATTTAATATCGACCCAATAGCCCCGCTTGTTTCGCCCTTTACCAAGTCCCCTACAGATGGAACCTGTAGATGAAATGCAACACTATAAGCACTATCGAATACAGAGTCTCTGGCAACTCCTGTCGTAAAAGGAATTCTATAAAATGTTATCTCAGAAGGTAGTGTTTGACCATCAAATCTCTCATACCCGTCAACCCTTCTATATCTTCCCCGAATATCAATCTCAAAATTATTAGCAGCTACCAATTCCCCCGGCTCAAGAGAAAGGGAGGGATCAACCATATTAACTCCACCCTCAAAAGGAAAGTAAGTAGACTGAAACCTACTTGGACGAATATCCCTGTCTCTTAATTTACTCATTCAGGACGCACCACAAAATTAAACATATCCTGCGCAGAAGAGAACCTTCTGTTCTTTTGCCTTGGAAGCTGATCCGCTTCTAGTTTATCTAACAAATCTTCAAATTCGGATAAAGAACCCACCATTATTTCAGGAGCATCCTCATTTTCAGCATAATACATCTTTGCTCTAGCTATAATAATCTTATGGAATCTTGGCGGAATCGCAGAGATATCACTGTCGGCTGACAAAACAGTAGGAGTTGCCCAATACTCACCAGACACTACAGTAGCAGCATTAGGTGTTGGATATAGATCAAGATTATTATCCGGTTTTATAGAAAAAACCTCTGGAACATCAGAGTCTATTGTTCCATATTTATACATTTCTCTATATTCATTCCAAGCCATGTAATCTAGAATCTGATAACTTTCAGAAGTTTTATCCCAAACAATAGAGTCTAACTTCCAATTACCTAAGTCAGTAGGGAATCCAGTATTAGAACTTGTTAATGTAGAAGTTCCGCTAATTGCAGTTATACTAGCCTCTGACCATAAAAAATCCCAATCAAACCACCTAGATTGTATATCCTGATCAGCATCTTTTATATACCTAACAACAGAATTCTCCTCTTCTGAGAGACTTGTTGAGGTAACGCTAGACGGACCTGTGCCGGGAATACCTACATCCCTAGCCATATCTTGGCATAAAACTAAATATGTACTCATTTAAGATTGTCCAAAATAGCTCTCGCTACATTTTCTGGTTTAATATGTACAGCACACATAGCCCCTCCGGTTTCTTCGTCTCTATTACAGGTATTAAACCCATAATGCATTTTATGGCATGGGAAACAAAAATTCTCATACTCATCTGGTTCCAACGTCGTCGTGTTTTTCCAATGTTTTGAAAGATTCTCTTCAGAAGAATGCGAAAGCATTACCACTTTATGGCAGTCGAGAGTCGAGGCTGCATTAAGAACCCCTGTCTCTGGACCAACCACCGCATCGCACTGGTCTAAGAATGCTAATGTTTTTCTAATGGACCATTTTCCAGATTTAGTTATAACTCTTGGCTCATTTTCCCAACCAGCTTCAAGAAGCTGGCACAACTCATCACCAATAGTAACGAAAGAAATATCTGGTCTATTTATAAGAACTTGAGAAATAACCGAATCTGTCCACGGATACATTTTGTGAACAGACGACCCAGCTAAGGTCCAAAGAACAATTTTATTTGAACCCATTTTTTTTCTAGCCGTCTTTGCCCACTGCTTCTCCTTCTTTGTCGGATAAAACTTTGGGAGAAACTTATATGGAAGAGGACTAGGTTTTATAAATGAGTCCCCCACAAGAAACGGAACACTGCCTAGATCATGAGTTCTTTCCATGTAATTTACATTACATTCTTCATGAATCTTTTCTTTGCTCCATACATACTTAGGACTTGCGGGTACTAATTTTTGTTCCCCATCAATCATCTCTGTTCTGGCGGGGGTAATAAGAAGAGAGCCTTCTATAGATTCACATAATTGCACAAAATGGTGAAAGCATTTAGCAATCCTTTGCCAGTATGGAGTTAAGCAATTATTGGGAACCTGATCTGTTTGTTGCAAAAGAATCTCGTCAAGGTATGGATCGCTTTTTACAACATCATAACCGCGCTCAGTTACATTTAAGCATACCCTATACCCCTGCTCTTTAAACAAAGGGAAAAGAGAAGACACTTGAATCATATCTCCGAAACCACCGTAGCGAACAATGCATACAGTTTTCTCGGAGCGCCTACCCCCTACATCCTCAGGGGTTAATTCGTCCCATTCCTT